ATAATTTTTTCATTAATATTAACTCTACTGGTGAATTGTGCGCTTCTGACGGGGAGCGCGTTTTTTATTGCTCGCCTAGTGCTACAAACTCACTGACCTTTAAATCTAATAAATCGCATATCCTCTGTAAATTATTACTATTAATCTTTCCGCTGGTTATCCAGTTACTAACTTGCTGTTGTGATGTCGGAATCATTTCCGCAAGCATTTTGTTATTCATAGGGCTTCTGGCTAACGCCACCTTTAACGATATTCCTAAGTTCATATAAAACCTCTTTGTTGTAGCTGCTGGGAGTACTATTTAATTTCAATAACCCAAAGTATACGCATTACATTTATAATTACAACTTTATTATGTATTTATATTGTTTTACTGTGATTCTTTTGCTAGTATTTGTTTCATCAATAACAAAGGCGGCAAACAAACAATGCAAATAGAAAGAACCATGACAATTAAATTAAGCGAAAAAGAAATACAAATGCTAACTGACTTTTTAGAGCAGAACATTATTGACGATTCTGAATTTGACGGGAGTATGCCAGATACGCAGGAATACCACAGGTTCGCAAACGCTTTATTAAATCAAATAAAGCACAGCTAATTAATCAATAACTAAACGGGCAAACAAACAAATGAAACGACACACATTCGACCAAGAGCTTATATATAAAACAGCACCAAATAAATTCGCTAGATATGACGCATGGTCAAAGTTTTTAAAAACATACCAAGAGCTTGGTTTTAAGGTGCGGGTGACGGGCGGCGCATTCCTTACTCATGAAATAGATGGTAGTAAAGAAGATTTCGAAACTATTTTAGATTTAATGAATTATTAATTAATCAATAACTAAGCGAGTAATAGAATGGAACAATATAGCAACATAGATGATTGTGAATACCCAACTTGTGATGTAGACGAAGCATTGCCGGTTTATATTTTATGGGAAGGCAATGAAATTGAGGCTTGGTATAGAAACCCAGCAATGGATGATTGTTGGTTTGAGAATGACGATGGTGTAATTCTTGATGGTGCTGCCAAGTGGAAGTTAAGAAATAATTAACGGATAGGAGATAGAAAGAATGAGCATAAAAAGCAAAAGAATAGGGATGCTGATTTCGTTAAGTGACACCTTGTTAGATATTGAGGCTGACGCTAAGAATCAAACACCTGAAATACTGGCTTCAAATATGAAAATAATACAAGGGAATGTAGAGGATATTTTAGCCTTAGATGGCATCCGTGGTATACCTGCAGACTCAAAGGTTGATTAATAAGGGTGGATAGTATGAGTGTTAAAAGTGAAGATTTAAAAGTTGGTAAAAGTTATTCGCTAAATGAGGCAGATAACATATTTACAGTGATAGCGGAGCATAACACCTTTCATTGGATTGAGTGGGTTGATAATGGCGAGCTGGAAACGGTATATTTCGAACGGGTAGATTTAAAGGCAATAACGCCAATCAAATAGCACACATAAGAGGGTAAGTGATGAAAGAGAATGATTATATAAATTCAAGGAATGTAGCCGCTATAAATATCGCCATTGAAATACTTAAAAATATAGACGAGGATGATAAAAATATAGAGCGCGAAATATCTACAGCAAGAGTTCGCTTGATGGACGCTATGAACCTAATACTATTCAAAGTAAATATTTCAGATTAAATGTCACGCATAAAAAAGCCAGCTTAATTGCTGGCGTTTTTTTACCTGGTGGATTAGTTATTCAAACGATTGCCAAGTCAGTTCGATTTTAAAGAACGCACCTAGTTCAGCTATATCAACAATCCGAGAGCTACCATCGCTATTAAGTATTCTGTTTACCTTGCCGTATGTCATCCCTGTGACCTCTGACAACTCCTTTGCTCCACCGATACCTTTGTCAATCATTGCCTTTTTTAATTCTTTGCCGAAATTCATATTAATAGCCTTTATAGTTAAGTTGACTGAACTATAACTATCATTTCGATAGATTGCAATTAGTTTCGATAAACAGTTGCAATCAATAACCACTGTGCTATTGTTTAACTCATCAAGCGGTTAAGCAATTTGCTGGTTTACCCCATCAACCGCTAAGAACAAAATGACTAAGGTAAACCAGCACTAACAGTTTGTATAGATGAGTGGATTGGTAAGTAGATAAAGGGTGTTTCTATAAACGCTGGTCATCAGTTGAAGCTAGTTAGAGTGGAAGGCGCGCCGAAGCTCAAATATATTAGTGAATATGTGGAAGATGAATAACAGTAGGGTTCGACTCCCTACCTAGTCCATTCTTTTATACAAACTAAACGTCCAAATAAATAGGTAACAACATGACAATTAAAGCACTAACAATAGAATGCACAAGGGTTGCAAATATAACCCCGTTTATAAGCCCACAAGGCGAACCAAAAGCAGTTTTATTGCTTGAAGATGTTCCGATGTTCGAATTAATCACCTCAATTATCAGCCAGGTTGGCGCTGATGAAATACTTAAACACATTACCAATCACGATATGGAGCTCCATTTGAAAGGCGAAAATAATGAGTAATTTTAACATTGTTGATTATGTATCACAGCAAGAGAGTTTATTCTTACCAGTTATTTCTGATGAGTCAGTTACATGGGAAAAAGAAAAGCAATTCGCTATACAGGCATTAATGGCAAATGATTACCTTGCCAAGATAGCAGCGGCAAAGCCAGCGACACTGCAGAACGCAATAATTAACATTGCTAGCATTGGTATTAGTTTGAACCCAGCACTTAAACACGCCTATCTAGTGCCACGTAAAGGTGGCGTTTGTTTGGATTTGAGTTACATGGGTTTGCTTCACCTGGCACAGTCAAGCGGTGTTATTTTATGGGGCCAATGTAAAATTGTGCGGGCAAATGACACATATCAAAACGCAGGACTATCTAAGGAACCAAGCCATTTAGCAGATACTTTCGGCGATAGGGGTGAGATTGTCGGCGCATATTGTACGGTTAAAACCGTTGATGGTGATTTTTTAACGGAAGAAATGAGCATAAAGGAAATATTTGAAATCCGTGAACGCTCAGAAGCATACAAAAGAAAGTCGGGCCCGTGGAAAACTGACGAAGGTGAAATGATACGTAAAACAGTTGTTAAACGTGCTTATAAATACTGGCCCAAGTGCGAGCGTTTAGGTTCAGCTATTCAAATGCTGAATGATAACGGCGAGGGTATTGTTCAAGAAAAGGATATTACGCCATTTATTGAAAGTCCCATTGATGAGTTAAAAAACATACTAGCCGATAAAGACCCGGCTCAATACTTACCCTGGTTAAAAGTTGAAAAGTTTGAAGATGTCACAGAGGACCAAGCAACGGCGGCGGTATTGATTCTAAGGAAAGCACGATGAAAATAATCGAAACATGTGAACAAGGTAGTGATGAGTGGCTAGCTATGCGACTTGGCAAAGTAACAGCGTCAAGAGTTAAAGACGTAATATCTAAAGGTCGCGGCACGGCTCCAAGCAAATCAGCCGAAACATATATGATTGAATTAATCGCCGAAGTGTTAACCGGGCAATCAAAGCCATTCTTTGAAAATGACGCTATGAGATGGGGAACCGAAACGGAACCACAAGCACGACAAATGTATGAAGTTAATAATGGCTTTGTAACTGTTAAAGAAGTGGCTTTTGTTGAGTTTAGCGACCAGGTAGGTATTTCTCCTGATGGGCTTGTAGGCGATAAAGGCTTGTTAGAAATCAAATGTCCAACGACCACAACACAAATTAAACGGGCATTATCTGATGACTATAGCGCAGACTATAAAGCACAGATACAAATGCAATTATGGGTCACACAGCGCGAATGGTGCGACTTTGTGAGCTTTGACCCGCGGCTAGATTGTGGAGCTAGTTATTTACAGCAGCGCGTTTATCGTGATGAAAAGTACATAGAAGAAATGGCGGCAAAGGTTGAGTTATTCTTGGTTGAAATGAACACCAAGATTAAAAAGTTAACGGAGGGGTGATACATGAGAGGTATATCATCACCCAACAACAAGCGACCTAAAGACAAAGTGCAGTGGACAGACAAGACAACGCTGGAATTAAGGGAGCTAGTCAAGGTAAATACACTGGACGAGCTAGCCGTAAAACTTAACTGTAAAGTGTCGAGATTGTTAGAAAAGTGCCGCAAACATTCATTCAAATATACACGTAGTAAAAAGGCTGGCTGATGAGATACTTATCACAAGGCCAAGAGTCAGTAAAAATCGTCAACTTACTAATGGAGCTAACAAGTACAGGTGACAATATCAGGGCGGCAATTAGCGACCACTTAACACGTAACTTTTCAATATCTCATGCGGCAATGTTGAATGATGTTAAACCAGGTAATCTATCGGTGGCTATTGTCAGCCTGAATAAGGTCGCTGAAATAGTTGAAAAGATAAATGAGCATAAATTATATGACTAGGGTCATATAAATAAACTTTAAAAGGTATTTATGAAAGCATACTACAAAGATAAGGCGGAATTTCATCATAAACAATGGGAGGCGGCAGTTGATAGCAACAAAGAAAAAGCCGCTAAGTTTCACATGACCGAGTATATAAACTACGCAGAAATGCTTAAAATAGCTGAGCGTAACGATATTAATTAAACACAACAAAAGGCAGTAAATAACATGGCTAACGTACAATCAAAAGAAAACATGACAATTTCAATCCGTGAATACACAGACGGACAGGGCAACACCAAAAAAGTATGGAAAACAATTGGCGAATTAATTACGTGGGATGATGGTAGTAAATCATTTGAATTATGGGGGGCAACTGGGTCAACTAAAGGCAATGTTTTTTCTAAGGACAACGACAATCAGGGCCAGAACAATAACCAAGGACAACAACAAGCACCACAACAACAGCAACAAGGCACAAACAACGGACAGCAACCACCGCCGCAATTCAACAACCAAAACAACTACCAACAGCAACAGCGTTAATTAAATGGTCGTTAATATCTTTATGGTGTCGTCACTTTTAGTGCTGGCACTTACTTTTTTCATCGTAGCACTAGGACAGGTCGAACTAGTATCTATCAAGGTAAAACAACACTTGGTAGCATATTGGATTACCGCCGCTATCGTGCTTTTATCGTCATTTATCGCACTAATTTAAGGTTATGATATGGTTAAAAAGTTAAAATACAGCGAGTTAGAAAAGGCACTCGCTGAAATGACCGCTATGTTTTTGGATGTTAAAAAACGGTTAGATGACGAAATAAAATTGAAAGAGTTTATTGCTAAGCAAGTTGATGATTTATAGGGTGGTAACATGTCAAAAGAAATCGAATTAAACGGCGTCACCTATGAGGTTGTTGATATAAAACACGCGTCGGTTTGGGATTACGTCAAGAAAACAAGGAAAAAGGGTAGCAAAAAATCGTTTTGGGACAAGTTCAAAACAAAGAAAAAAAGCGGCTACATAGTGCTGTACAATATAGCGTATTTTAGCGAGCGATACGGTAGGTGGGTCGGAGTAGAAAAGGGTGACAGGTCAGACGGCGCAACATACGCAAAAGATATAAATAGTTTTGGCTGGTTGTTCCATGACGAATTAAAGGTATGTAAAACTTTCGAGGATGGTTCGCGGTGTACTAATCGCCAAGCTTCTTTGGTATTAGGTGATTTGCTGGCGTTATCAGGGCGTTGGTTTAGGCGTTATACATGGCTATCAACTACCTATGTTTTTGGTGATGCCCTGTCCGTCTGTGTATTCACGGATTGAAATTGTCATGTTTT